ATTTTTCCCTTCAGTCGTTGACGGCTGAACAACAAATGAACAAACGCTTTCCTGCTGCAACCGCAACGACTACGGAAGCAGGAAAAACATTTATTACGCAACCGGCGGCATTCCCAGGAACTATGCCAAAAGTTACGCAAGGCGTTGCGGGCGGTGGTCAAGGCAATGTGCAGCCAAACCAAAGTGCAGTTCAACCAATTGGTCAACCCGCACCTCAAGGCGTTCAACCCGCGCAAATGGGCGTTGTTGGCATAAGCGCGCCAATTAAATCAACTTATCCAGTTCGCGTTGGTCAAGGCGCAGGAACATATACACCGGCTGTTGGTGAAGAAGAAGACCGCTCTACTGGCGTAAAAATGCGCCAAGCATTGACTGCAAATCTAAACAATTCGGCTCAAATGAACCGAAATTTAGAAGAATCGCTAAAGTCAATCACAAAGCTAGACCCTGGCGCATGGTATTCCTCCGGTCTTGCAGGAACTATTCGCCGCAATGTGGCAAATCTTGCTGGTAGTTCAGACTATAAAGAATTGTCTAAAAACCTTGCCAATTTGCAAATTGCTCAATTGCAAGCACAAGGTCAGTCATTGCAAACTGATTCGGGCAAGCATTTGCTTGCTATGGCGTCGGGTGATGAGACTTACAACCCCGATGTGTTGATGGACATTGTTCAACGTACCGCTGCAACACAAAAAGAATTACAGCTAAAAGCGCCTGCAATGCAAACATTTGCACAAAAATATGGCGATGCAAATTACGCAAAATTTAACCAAGAATGGTCTAACAACTCAGATTCAAAAGTGTTTCAAGTGATGAACATTATTGATAGGGTAAAAGACCCCAAAGAACAAAAAGCGCAAATTGACGCGTTGCTTGGTGCAGACAAAGCAAAGCGCAAAGAATACTTAGAAAAATACGACAACATTCAAAAACTTGTTAAAAATGGGAGCCTAAACTAATGGCCGACATTCGCGCTCTTATTGCTGGTGACGAGGAACAAGCCGCGCCTGCGGTGACGCGCGCCAATGTGCCCGTTGTGCAAAAAACAGCGCGGACTACTCAAGCGTCAAGCGATGTTGATAGAACAGCAATTTTTCAAAGTGAATACGCAAAAGCTAAAGCACGTTTGGCCGAGGGCGATTCAAGAGCAGCGGGCGACATTTCTGCACTAATGCGAGAAATGAAAGCAATAGGCATCACGCCTGTTGAGCCAGCTATGGTTGCGCCCGCAACACCTGTTGCGCCACAAATAGCCCCTGATGCAAGGGCATTGATTGCTGGTGATGGAATAGCTACTGCTGCAAAGCCGCCGCCTCAATCATCGGTTTCAAAACATTTCATGGATGCGTTTAACACCATCCAAAATGCCAAAAAAGACATTGGTTCGCGCATTGCAGGCGGTATTGATGTTGCATATAGCGCATTGCCTATGGCTGCTGGTGCAGCTACCCAAGCCATTGCAACGCCGTTTGTTGGGCCTGCGCGGGCAGAACAAATCGGCACTCAGCTATCTCAATTTGCTGGGCAGCCCGTAGGTAAAGCGCTTGGAATTACAGGCGAAAAAGCCTATCAACAACCAATTGGCCCTATCCCTGGGCAAATAGTTGAAGCCATAAAAGATTTTGCGGTCAATCAAGGTTTGACAGCAGACCAAATTTCAGCAAAAACGGGCATCCCGCCGGAGTCGGTTAGAAACATTGCAATAATGGCATCGTTTGCCATTCCCGAAGTTGCGGGCATGGCTATTAAACCTGTGGTCGCTGCCGCCCGAGAAGCAATGCCAGCAGTGGTTGATGCACAAGGTAAGTTAATTTCACCCGCAGGACAGCCTCGGATTGCGCCTCGCGCCCCGCAACAATTACAAGAACAATTTGTTGCTCGGCAAGCCGCAGAGCCGTTAAAGCCTCCAGTTTGGTCGCCACCTGGCGCATCTGTTTACCCTGGGACAAAAGTTAATAACATTTTGTCGTTTGCTGAAAAACCACCTGTTGGTGTTGATTTACCGCCAGGACTTGTTTCAATTGAGCCGCCGCCCCGTGTTGAAATAAATGCGGGATTCCCTCCCGAACGCCGATTGCCAGGCGCATTTGGTGAAGAACCTGTTGCGGCAGCAGAAGCCCAACCTGTTGCGGCAGAAATGCCCGCATCTGTTGGCGCTGCTGGTGTGCCGCCTGCTATGGCTTTGCGCGGTAGCGTAGATGCTGTGCTTGCAAACGCATCGCCAGAACTCCAGCAATTTGTTGGGTCTAAGAAAATTGAATCACTGCATTTGCCTAGCTTGGAAACACGGGCGCTTGAAGAAAAGCACGGCGTTAATTTATCCGTTGGGCAACGGACAGGCGACACTCAACAATATTCAACCGAATGGAATCGTCGTGGCGAAACGCCTATATTGGGCAATCATTTCAATGAACAACCGGCTCAAATTTCAAATGCATTTGAAACGGCCAAGCAAAAACACGCACCGGACATTTCGGTAACTGCTGACGCATCTGAACTAGGACAGCATGAAATTAACGCCTTGGCCGCAAAAGACCAAGTTCGTCGTGATGCAATTAGCAGCGCTTACAAAGCATTGGAAAATGAAAACGGCGGTCAATTTCCTATTGACATTGGAAAGCTAGATGAAAACATCAATACCGAATTATCCAAAAAGCTAAAGTTAAATCATCTTCCCGAAAGCATTAAAGCCGACTTGAAAGATTTTTATAAAAATCCGACATTTGAAAGCTATGAGGCTTTGCGGACAAATTTGGCAAACGAAATGCGCTCAAGTGCAAATGGCAATGCCCGAGGCGCTGCTTACATTGTGCGCCAAGAACTTGAAAACTTGCCTATCTTTGGGGAAGAAGCTGGCACGCCACAAGCTGCGCGCCTTAAAGAATTGGCTGACAATGCCCGCAGGCTGAATGCGGAGCGCATGGGCGTGATTAAGGGCAACCCTGCATATAAAGCAGCGGTTAAAGAAGCGGCAGATGCTGCTGACGCATCGGCGCAAGGAGAAAGTCTAAACGCGGCAAAGTTTCACAATAAATATGTGTCAAGCGCAACGCCTGAGTCTATTCGGCGCATGAAAGCAGAAATTCCTGAAAATGACATTGCTCACCAAGCAATGGTATTTGGCGAATTGAGCCGCGCCAAAAATGCTGCTATCAATGCTAGTGAGCGCAATCTCACGCCTGAGCAATTTGCTAAGTTTTACAAACAAAACAAAGCTGCTTTAACAGAATCATTGTCGCCACAAGCAATGCAAGATGTTACCGAATTGGGTTTGTTGACAAGCAAAATTGGTATGCCTAAAACTGGAACATTTAACTATTCCAATACTTACAGCAGTATGTTGGGCGACATGGCAAAAGAAGGATTGCTTACTGCTGGAGAAGCTAAACTTGCTGGCGCTACTGGCGGTATGTCAATCCCTGTTCTTGGTCTTGCAAGACAATTTATGGGCAAACTAAACAAAGAAGGTTTTGCAAGAGAAGCAACAAATCCGCATGGCGGCTTAACCAAGGACTAACATGGCAGTAAATCTATCACCCATCGGTAACGGGTTTCAATTCTTTACCACTACAGGCTTGCCGCTTACAGGCGGGTACATCTACACCTATGTGGCCGGTAGCACTACGCCTGCGGCCACCTACACTACGTCGGCGGGTACGACAGCTAACACCAATCCTATCCAGCTTGGAACGGATGGGCGGCCACCGCAAGAGATATGGCTCACGGCTGGCACGAATTACAAGTTTGTCCTCACCACTAGCGCCAATGTCACAATCCAAACCTACGATAACCTTTATGGAATCATCGGAACAAGCCCATCTGTCAGCGCCGTACCATCGGGCGGCATCATCATGTGGTCGGGGTCTATTGGGTCAATCCCATCGGGCTACTACCTCTGCGACGGCACAAATGGCACGCCAAACCTTAAAGACTCCTTTGTTGTTGGTGCGGGCAACACCTATTCAGTTGGCAATACCGGCGGTTTCACCAGTTCGGTAACATCGAGCGTCGGCACAAATCTTCCAACCTACTACGCCCTGGCGTTTATTCAGAAATCATAAATCATGGACGATACACTTGCAAAACTAAACAGCCACGAAGCCGTTTGCGCGGAGCGTTATGAGCAAATTCAATTGCGCCTTGACCGCTTGGAAAAAGTAATTATTTGGTTTGCGGGTGGAATGCTTGCGGGTATGGGAAGTATCACTTACTCTTTGTTGACTCATGTTAGATGAAATGGTTTGTTGCCTTGTTTTTGTTGTCGCTGATGGCGGCAGCAACTGTGCGGCATGAATGCAGCGTTTCCGATTTTGTAAACATTGCTTCTACAACAGACCCAAAGGAACGACATGAAAGAATACTTGATTGGCTTAATGAATCAGGCCCGTACTGCACTAAAGAAAGTCTTGGACTCATTTACAGCAATTTGGCACAAACGCTAGGCACGGCTGACAGCGTAAAAATTCGCTCAAAGATAGAAAAATTGTACGAAAGGGCAAAATGATGGAACCAAAAGACAGACTAATTTACATGGTAACCATGATGGTGACCGCTACTCTTTGTTCTGTTGTTGTTGTGCTTATTGGTGCGCTAGTCCACGGCTTGTTTGTCAAAGAAGTGGATAACACCAAAATTTTTGAAATCATTGGCCCTGCCTTTCAGACCATCGTTGGTGGCTTGATTGGATGGCTTTCTGGCCTCAAGGTAGGCTCACACATGGATGAGGTAGCAAATGGCACTTGACCCCGTATCCGCATTGCTTGACATTGGTGGCAAGGTAATGGACAGGCTGTGGCCTGACCCCGCCCAAGCTGCTGCGGCAAAATTGGAGTTGTTCAAACTTCAGCAAAGCGGCGAACTGGCAATGATTGCCGGTCAGCTTGACATTAACAAAGTAGAGGCTGCTAACCCGTCGGTGTTTGTCAGCGGCTGGCGACCAGGCATTGGCTGGGTGTGCGGCGCGGGGTTTGCCATCCAGTTTGTAGTTGGCCCACTAGCCGAATGGGGCAGCGCAATTTACGGCAACCCCGTCAAGTTTCCGCAGATGGATATGGGCACAATGATGCCTTTGCTTCTTGGAATGCTTGGCCTTGGTGGTATGCGTACTGCTGAAAAAATCAACGGCGTGGCAGCAAAGTGAAAGAAAACTTTGACGCCTGCTTTGCCAAAGTCATTCAGTCTGAAGGTGGATATGTTTGGGACAAAGATGACGCTGGCGGTGAGACTAACTTAGGCGTGACCGCAGGCGCATGGGGCGCATATCTTGGTCGCCCAATAAATTCAGGGGAAATGAAAGCCCTGACAAAAAACACAGTCCAGCCATTCTACCGACAAATGTATTGGGATAAGGTCAAAGGTGATAATTTGCCCGCAGGCGTTGATTACGCTGTGTTTGATTTTGCTGTGAATGCCGGTGTTGCCCGTGCCGCTAAGTTTCTCCAGCGGGCGGTAGGGGCCGTGGATGACGGAGTGATTGGCTCAGGCACTTTGGGCTTGGTCGCCAAAGCTGACCCACAAAAAACGCTAGATAATTTTGCAGACCAGAAGCAACGTTTCTACAATAGCCTTGCCACAAACAATCCATCTCAGCAAAAGTTTCTTAAGGGATGGTTAGCGCGTGTAGACCATGTGCATATTGATGCAATAGCTATGTGTTAGATTCCGCGCAACTTTGCGGGGTATATATGCAATCTAAAGTTTCGCGTGATGAATTTGTTGAAGCATGGAACAGATTAGGTTCAGTTTCTAAAGTAGCGCAACATTTTCAAGTTGACGAGCGAGGCGTCCACCGCCGCCGCCGCAGGATTGAAGCAGAGCACAACATCCCATTGCCTAGCGCACATGAAAATGCCAAACACTACGCGCATATGCAGCCGATACAAACGGCACTTAATCGGATTGACTTAGGCATACTTGACCAAACAATAATCGTTTTTAGTGATGCTCATTTTTGGCCTGGTGAATACACCACGGCATATAGAGGGTTATTGTGGGCTATCAAAGAACTCAAGCCGCACGCCATTATCAGCAATGGCGATGCTTTTGACGGGGCTACTATTAGCAGGCACGACCCACTTGGATGGTCTAAGACTCCAAGCGTAATTGAAGAACTGAAAGCTGTGCAAACGCATTTGGGTGAGATTGAAGAAACGGCAAAAGCTGCCCGTCACAACTGCAAACTGCTTTTTACTTGGGGCAACCACGACACGCGCTTTGCCAACAAGTTAGCATCTCAAGCGCCTCAGTACCGTGAGGTGCATGGATTTAAGCTGCAAGACCACCTACCAGCTTGGGAATTTGCTTGGTCTGTGTGGCCTACCAAAGACTGCATCATTAAACATCGCTATAAGAATGGCGTTCATGCCGCCCACAACAACACCGTTAATGCTGGAGTGTCCATTGTTACCGGCCATTTGCATAGTCTCAAAGTCACGCCTTTTGCTGATTACAACGGCAATCGTTATGGCGTAGACACTGGAACGCTTGCTGAACCCTATGGGGCACAATTTGATTACGGAGAAGGCAACCCATTAAACCATAGGTCGGGGTTTGCTGTCTTGACATTCAAGGATGGTAGGATTTTGTGGCCTGAGTTAGTTCACAAATGGGCTGATGGGCAGATTGAGTTTCGGGGCAAAATCATTAACGTATAGGGGTTTTTATGTTTCATTTCACATTTTTGGTTAACAGCGCGACAGAATTTGACAGCAGCGAAGATTTTTATCTTTTGGCCGATTGTTTTGAAGATGGCGAAGAATACGAGTACGACGAGGACTACGATTGCTATTGCTGGTACGACGAAGAACACGAAGCCTGGTATTGGCTCAATGAAGATACCGGCGAATGGCTCCTAGTCGAAGACGACGAGGCAGATTGGGAAGACGACGAAGAAGAATACGACGACGAAGAAGAATACGACGAAGAAGAAGCCTAATTAGGGTATATCATCGCCAAAGCGTCATTTACGGACGCTTGTATCTGAGACACGACTTTCTCAAAAGGTAAGTCGTGTTTTCTATTTTGGCGTAGCACTTCATTGATTTCGTGCAGAGTTTGCCAAGCATAGCCCGAATGGATGGCTTTGATGGCTTCTTCCTCATCATTGAACGTGGCTGTGATTTTCATGTTTATTCCTTTTTCATATTCAAAAGTGCAGCGTGCATGATTGATACGCTGACAAGCGCTTCTAGAGTTTTGACAATGGCCTGGTCGTATTTGTGTTCTAGCGTAGCCCAATGCGCTTCTTTCAATGCTTTTTCAGCATCCATGCAGGGTTTTGCGTAATCAATAAGTTCTGTGTTCATTTTTTTAGTCCTTTAATAAATACAGCAAAGCTGTCTTGCGTTGTTTGCCCAAAACCCTTGATTTCACCGATGCGTGCAGCGGCTTCGTCCAGTGCGGCGTTCCATTCGCTGTGCGCTGGCTGTGCCCTTGCATCACACGCAATACATCCGTCAACACAGTACTTGCATTTCCCGTCCTGCAACTTGTCCGCAGCCATTGCTCTCTTAGCTTGATAGCCACCGCCCCACATACCTTGCTTCTTTGCAAGCTCGTCAAACGCTTCGTCTTCAGGTGTTTTCATGCGATAAGTCCCCATACAAAACCGCCCATCACGGCGATGAACAAGATGAACACAAAAATGGCTATCAGCACTTTCATCAAGTCAAAGAAGAAGTCGCCTCCTGCATCGGTATCATCATCAATCATTTGCAATGCTCCGAAAACAATGCGCCGACTGTGCGGCACTTGGGTTGATAGGTGGAATAGCCAGCATAAAAGCAGATTGCAATGATGGTGGCGCATAGCCCAATCAAAGCAAAAAAATCAGCAACGTATTTCATAGCCTCTCCGGTGTTTGCAAGACATAACTGGCGTATCGCTTTTTGTCTTTTTTGACAATGATTGTCTCAATGTTCCATCCAACTTTTTTAAGGTCAAACACAATAGCCGCTAAACGAAAGCATCCGCATCCGTTTAGCGCGTCGATTGGTGTAAGTGGCAAACCAAAGCGCAATTTTTTAAGTACCCATTCAGTTTGTGTCATACAACCTCACTTAAAAAGGCAAGTCATCGTCGTTGTCTTTAGGAAATCCATCATCTTTAGGAAATCCATCTTTAGGACGTGGCGGGTTAAGGTATGCCATGCCATTCCAGCCGCCCTCAATGACGGGAATAGAACGCATCTTCATCATTAGCCCAGCTTTGGTCTCAATGACCACGCCAATTCGCTGATAGGACTTTTTGGTTTCTCCCTGTTTGTTTTGGTAAGTTCCGTCCACTACCGTGATGTCGTATACAACTGCCATGATTAACCTTTCAAAAGTTCTGCTTGTCGCTTAATTGCGCTACGGGTTTTGCTATCAAGCATCCCCCAAAGTGCGGTCTTTTCTTCTACGTCCGTAATGCCTTGGAATTCCTCAACTGCACCGATTACGTCATTGGCGCTCATGCGCTCTCCAATGGCCGCTGCTACATCAGCAACAACCGCCATGCGATTAGATGGAACCAGGTCGGTCTTAGTGGCCGACACCTTAACTTTGCTGGCCGCATTGCCATCATCATCTTCCGGTGCTATGCCGCACGCCGCCATCAGGCTGTAACGCCTAGCGTAAGTTAACGCCGAGCCATAACCTTGCGGGTCTTGTTTGCTGGCAGGAACGTGCAGCTTGCCGCACTCCAATGTTTCGCCTGATTCATGGACAAACACCGTTTCCACAGTCACGCCGGTGCTATCCTCAGACGTGCGCTGGATAAGGGCTATCCCCGCGCTGTTTAAGGCATCTAGGACAGCTTCTACGCAACCGGCAAGGTCAACGTACTTAGACCGAAAATGCGGGTTTGTGGACGTTTTTAACGCCGGTGCAAATCCGCGCTGGGCGCGTACTAACGCTGATGCAATGTTTTTCATAGGTCGCCTCCAAAATCAATTCCACAATGTTCACAAGTGAAGTACCAAAGCACATTCACATCGTCAAAAGCGTGGCGGGTTAAATCACCACAATCACGCTTGCACGCAGGGCATTCGTAATCTTCACGCTCGCTTAAGTTGCTCTTGAAGCCATTTGATTCGTTCATCTTTGTATTCCAATTGTTTACACAAATACCATATATACAGTTCTAAACAACCTTTTGGGTCTAGCCTAGAATTGCATTCCGCAATGATTTCATCTGGGTCATTGTTAGTGACCATGTTTGCGCTCCCACATCATTTCGGCCTGCAAAGTTTTGAGTTCCGTTTTGATGTGTTCGGCCTCATGGCACAAGCCACGGATATGGGCTTGCAATACGCCAACCTGGTAAGCCAGCCGGTCTGCTGCATTTTTGGCGCCATAGCTTTGTGCTGCTTCTTCTGCGTCCGCAATGATGCGGTCTGCTTCTTTATTCGCTGTCATCAAATCGCTCCGAAATGTAATTAGTGATGTAGTTGCGGGTGATATCGCTGATGTAGTCAATCCAATCAAGGCCGTGGTACATCACGCTGTAGACCGCCAATGTGTTCATTTCTTTGTCGTAATCGTAGAAAGCCTCAAGCTGCGCGTATTCGCCATCGCTTTTCAAATCCCATTCGATTAGCATTGACGTTTCGTTCATACGCCACCTCCAATGAAATAGCCAATGGTGTAGGCAATGATGGCAATGCTGATTTGAACAATGATTGCGTCCCAAGTTTCGTTAGTCATAAAAACCTTTCTAGGTCAAAACATCGCGTTGTTGCGATGGGTGTATGTTAAGCGTTCTAAACATTATTTTATGCACTAAAGTTGCGAAATGCTATAGGGCAAACCCTAATGCCATAAATTTGTTTAGCTAGCTTACAATGCAAGGATGGACAAAAGAGAAGCAATCAAGCGGGCTGGCTCGGCAAGCGCATTGGCGCGAATCCTTGGTGTGAGTCGCTCTGCTGTATCGCAATGGAAATACATTCCAGAAGCCAGGCTGTGGCAATTGAAAGCCATGCGGCCTGAGTGGTTTTTAGTGTAAGATTTGGGCACGGCTACCTTTAGCGGGGGAAAAGACGACTTATCACCGTCCTGCCGGAGCTTCTTTTAGTGATAACAACCGTGATAAAGGTTAGACCATGCACTACTACCAATTCAACATTGGTGACTACGTTAGCCACACAAGGCATCTTTCCCCGATTGAAGACATAGCATACCGGCGTTTGCTGGATGCCTATTACCTTAGTGAACGTCCGTTGAACAGCGGTATAACGTCCGTTGCACGACAAATAGGGCTGCGAGATTACGAACAAGAAGTGAAAATTGTTCTTGAGGAATTTTTTAAGTTGTCCGACGATGGCTGGATAAATGGCCGCGCTGACAAGGAAATTGCCCATTTTCATAGCAAAATTCAACAAGCGTCTAAGGCTGGTAAGGCATCTGCTGAACGTCGGAGCAACGCCCGTTCAACGGACGTTCAACCAACCAATAACCAAGAACCATTAACCAATAACCATAAACCAAAGAATACAGTCGCCCCGCCATTTGGCGTGACGGATTCTGTTTGGCAGGATTGGTTAAAGCTGAGAAAAGCAAAAAAAGCGGCAGTTACTCAAACCGCGATAGACGGAATACAGCGCGAAGCGGACAAAGCAGGGGTTAGCCTACAGACAGCTTTGGAAACGTGCTGTTCGCGTGGCTGGACGGGCTTTAAGGCCGAATGGATGCAATCCAAGCCAACACCGCAGGACAAGAATCTGGGCGCGGCTCGGGCCATCTTTGGTGACGAAAGGCACTTCAATGCACTCCAAATTACCTGATGGCTGGATTCAGCGCATCTTTGCCACGATGCAGGGCAACTACGGCACTCGCTTTATGAACCAATGGAAGACGGGCCAGGTGCTGCCTGATGGCTCAGATGCTGGCGTGGTGAACGCGATGAACCATTGGTCGGAAAAGATGGCGGGAACAAGCGCAGCGACCATCAAACGGGCTTTGGAAAACTTGCCCGAGGAACCGCCAAGCCTGCCGCAATGGATGGCCCTATTGCGCCGCAGCTATGTTGAGCCGCCTGTTTTGCGATTGGGCAATGAACTGACAGCGGAACAGATGGCGACAAACAAGCGCCGCATTGCCGAACTAATTGCAAAGGTGAAAAGCAATGTTTGACTACGAAAAAATCCGCAGGGCAACTTTTGCGGAATATGTGCGTCTATGCCGTTTGCTAGCTTGGAAAGAATGGGCATGGGCTGAAGTCAAGCGCATGGATGAAGAAGAATTGTTTAAGGGCATCAAAGCCCATGTTTTGAAAGAAATGAAAAATGGAGCAGTTAAATGAGTTGGCTCTTTTCGCAGGCGCTGGTGGAGGAATACTTGGGGGAAAACTTCTCGGATGGCGAACAGTTTGCGCCGTTGAATGGGAGCCCTATCCCGCAAGCGTATTGTGCGCCCGACAAAATGACGGGCTTCTCAAAACTTTCCCGATATGGGATGACGTACAAACCTTTGACGGAAAGCCGTGGCGAGGAATTGTTGATGTTGTATCTGGAGGGTTTCCATGCCAAGCCTATTCCACCGCAGCGGCTGGAAAAAATACAGCGGACGACCTTTGGCCAGAGATGCGGAGAATTGTGGCAGATGTCGCTCCCAGGTACGTTTTTGCCGAAAACGTCAGCAGAGTGGCAATTGACCAAGCGGCAGACGATTGTGAATCGATGGGTTACAAAACCAAAGCACTTCAACTTTCAGCGGCAGACATGGGTGCAGACCATATTCGGGAGCGATATTGGTTATTTGCATACTCCGACAACGATGGCGAACTTTTGTGCGCCCTCAATGCAGAAGCACGCTGGATGCCGGAATTGGTTAAAGGTTTTTGGAAAGATTACCCCGAATCATTACGAGTGGCTGATGGGGTGGCCGCTAGGGTGGACAGACTTAAAGCCATTGGGAATGGACAAGTTCCTTTGTGTGCAGCAACCGCTTGGAGAATCCTAAATGCGCCACGCAGCAAGGGTTGACGGCAACCAAGCCCAG